ATGTGATATAAAAGTTACTTTATTTTGTAAATTTAAAATTGCTGATACAGTTGAAGTTGCTCCTACAGTTGTTGCTAATTCAGAACCTAAGGTTTTATGAAACCCCCCTACAGATATTAATTCAGTTGGGCTTATTATTTTATGACCTGAAGAAGTAAGTATACTTGAGGTAAAGTGAAGTAAATCTAATTTACCATATTGTGTTCTATCATCTACATTAAAAAAATCAATACTACCCGTGTAAGGATGTAAGATTAAGTGTAAATCCGAACTTGATATACTTTGTGATGTATGATGTGCTAATGAGAATAAATGAGAAGCATCTGATCCCGATCTTGTTGGTTTAATTCTAAATTCAACTGTTTTTGCAGATGCTGAGGGTTTAGTTGATATAGCATCTGTGAATGAACTAGTCCATGCGGTTTCAATAAATGTTCCTTTTTTAGTTCCATCTAAAGAGTTACCAGTTAGTACTTGTGTAAATTTATTATATGTGTATAATTTAAATTCATCTCTATTAGGATCTGAACTACCGAATTCTTTAATATCTAATACTGTGTCAGGAATACCATAACAATTAATTAATGCTCTTAAGCCTCTTTCTGTTCCTTTTGTTTTTAAAAGATAAGGTGCATTATTATATAAACGTTTCCAGATTTCTTTTGTTATATCTTGTTTTGAAAAAGTTTCATTAGAACCTGATATAATAGTAGAAGAATCTTTAGAATTAAAAGGTTGGCCAAAGATATAATTTATTAAATCTTCGTTTTCAAATTGATCATAAGCTTCTATTCCTAAATTTTGTAGCATATAATATACTAGATTTTTAGA